TCATTGTGCCGATTTTCGCGGTCGGGGATGCGTTGTCGATCTCGATTTGCCACTCAGGAAAAATCTCACCGTCCGCTAATGTGGTCATGTGGGACACGCTAGAAACGCGGACCGATCGTGCTTTGATTGCGTCACTTTCACCGCTCGCTTTAAGGTCTGCCAACGCCTCGGTAAGCGATGCAACCGCGTTACTATGCAGTTTCCGTAGCTGATCTTCTATGTGCATTACTCCCATCCCCTAGCCCGCGCAAACCCGTCAAGCTGGTGTTGGGTAAATCCTTCCCATGACTCCCCATAGCGGTAAATGTCGAAACAATTTCCGCGAGTCTCGACGATGGTGTATTCCAATTCTTCTAGGTAGGCGATTGCGGTCATGGCATTACCCCGACCGTCCAAAACGACTGGTAGAGGCCATGCTGATGCCACTTTACAAAGTCGTCTGCGCTTTCGACCGAATCAGATAACTGTTTAATTTGGGCGTCGGTGAGTCCGCGCCACACTTCAAGGTCAATCTGCCTTGGGTCGGCGTGGACCTTGACCGTGACGTTGTTATTGTTTCGAAGGAGTTCGAGGACGGTCATAACTTTACCTTTGCTTTCCAGGCAAGCTCATCCTCGGTACCAACCCACCCGCCAAAGTCTTCGCATCGTTCGACCGCAATTTTCAGGCCAGCGCCGCCAAACGTGCTCATCGTCCCGTTGACAAAGATCGTCAGTTCGCCCGGTTCTTCGTCGTATCCGCGAATCTGGCATTGAGTGGCAAGATCGGTTAGTAGGGTGCGGAGGGTCATTTCTTCACCGCCGTATTAAACAAAATAACTTCCTCGGATCGTCTTCGCTTCAGCCCGTCGCTTGGCTTACCGTTCACGTTGCAATAGTTCAGCCATATCTTAGTGGCTTCCCCAAAGTTTTTCTCGTTCAAGGCAAGACGCAAGCCCTGTCCGAATACCCCGACATTGAAAGCGAGTGAGACCAATGCGCCAAACTGGTTAGCGTTCAGCGTGACGCCGATGACCCTCTTGACGTAGTCCTCGGCTGATTTCAAGTCCTTGGTCAGCAGTTCCTCTGCGTGGCTCTTAGTGATCGTCATTTGCGCCGTTACATCCGGCCCCGTGTGGCCGTATCCGATAGTCCACTTCCCCGCTGGACAGAGGTAGGAAATGAGGCGAAGCCCTTCAAACTCCTTGATGAGGGCCAAGGATGCGTTGTTGATCACCCTTCACTCTCCGTCGTCGGGCCGGTCCAATTGTCATCGGTTGATACCGTGTCCCGTCCACATTCCCGGCATAATCCGTGTGATGTGCCGCCTAAATAGACACTCCACGTCATGCCCGCACTTTTGCCGCAGGATGGGCACAGGTGCCGATTCTGCGGGGCGTTGGGGTCGTCGCTGGATAGAAACTCCCTCACTCGGTCACCTCGGTCGTTGAAACGCGGAAACATCGTTCCGTGACGCTGCCCGGCACATTAGGCGCGAGAGTTAACGGGTCAACGGCTTCGCATGGAACGTATTTCGATTTCGGGGGAGCGTAACCGTCGCCAAAAGGGTAGTCGCAATTGCGAACAACAAAACACCGTCGCCAAAATCTGCCGTTCCACCCGCGATGGCCTTCCCAAATTTCCGCATAGCCAACGATAATCGCGTCACTTGGAATCCAGCGGTTTCGCCACTTCTTTCGATATGGGACAAGTTGGAGAATAACGCGAACAAACGGAAATTTGTTGGGGTCGCGCTCCCACACAATCGCGGATTCTAGGTCGTAAATCATGGTTGTTTCACCTCGGTCACCTCGGTCACCTCGGTCGGATACGGCAACGATTGAAGCCATAGGCGGATCTGTTGATTCCACAAAGCATCGTTCAGCGCGTGGTGTTCGCCGTTACACTTGGGGAGCGGAGGGTTTCCTTTGTCGATGCACAATTGCTGAATGTCGCGACAGAACATCGGATAGCCTTCGGGCACGTCAACCATTCGCCCAAATAGCTGGCAGAAGGCAACCCAATCGTAGTCGGCGAAGTAGCCCCAGATTTCAGGTTTGCCGTATTGCTTGGGGTCCAAGAATGCTTTGATTTCGATGGCGCCGGTAGCCCTAGAATAAAACCCGCCTTCGTGCGGGCAGTTCGGCCAACGGTATGGACCGCTTCCCTCGCTGCGCCACAGGCTCGGGACCACGTTTTTGAGAACCCAGTCGTTCGCTTTGCTCCAATCAACGTCACTGAATTCGATGTAGAGCTTTCGCCCGTCCTCGGCCACGAGAGCCAAGCTGATCAGGTCAATGGTCTTTCCGTCTTCGATAAATTCGGTGTCTAGGTCGTAAATCATGGTTGTTTCGCCTCGGTCGTCGGATCGGGCGGCAGGGGTAGCCAGTGGGTAGGCTGAACGCCATCTTCTAGGCGGCTATCCCCTTCCCAAGAATGCAGGACGTATTCACCAACTACCCACGCGGCGGTGTAGCCGTAGTCGCTTTCTTCGGGGCAGAACACTAAAACCCGCTCATCCTTTGGCGCTTCCTCAATCGGCCTCGGCGTCACTTGGGCTTCCAACTCGGCAACGCGGGCAAGCAGTTCGCGGATGATGCGCGGGGCTTCGTTGTGGGCGGCGAGGATGGCTTTAGCAATGGCTTTGCTCGACTCTGGGTATTCCCATATATCAAAATCATCTTGGTTTACGTAGTCAATGTCGCAAATTGGATGCGAACATACAACGCCGTCAATGACTTGGACGTCCGCAACAACGTATTCACCATCGCATTCCCACATTTTGCCCGGTGCGGCGGCAATAATCTCCAACAGCTCTTCGGCGGTCATCAGCTCTTCCTCATGTCCGCAAGAGCGCGGGTCAAGTCAAGGGATGCCCGTTTGGCAGCGGCAGGGTAAATCGCGGAATCTCCAACCCGTCGCCATTTCTTGCCAGGTAAATCCCCCGTAGCAGTAGGCCCGTAGGTTCCTTCAACAATTGGCACCAACTTAGCGCGGCGAATAAATTCTTCGGCCAATCGAACGGCTTCTTCTAATGATTCAACGGTCATTTCTTCTTTTCTCTCTTCTCGTAGCACTCGCGACACTCCCCGTTATGCGCGAGCAGGTCTTGGGGTCGTTTGGGCTGCTTGCAGGTGGCGCAGGTGCCCATTAGGGTGATCGGCTCGGTAAAGTGGCCGGGGCGGGTTGCGGGGGTCATCTATTCCTCCAAATCATTCCAATAAGCGTAGGCCCGACCGAGTAGGCGAGCAAAACGACGGCGAGAGCGATTACCGCGAGGTTCAGCGCGGTTTTCCATCGCGGGATCCGCTCAATGGGGTTGTGGTAGCAGTTCGGCATGATCGGCTCAGCGGGTTCGGTGGGGTCTGGCTTTAAAGCTTCGAGTAGGCTCAATTCTTAAACTCCTTGGCTTTTTCTTCTTCAATTTGCCGTTCCACGCTAACGGCGAGGATGATCCCGCACCAGACGGCAAGGGTCACGATCATGGCGATTACGGTAAAGGCGACCAGGGCGGCAATCACTTGGCCCACCCTTTGCGCCATGTCGTCAGCTCGTGGTCGATGATCCAAGTGCGGATGTTTTGGTCGAAGTAACCGAGCCGCACTCGCGATTCCACCAACCCGTAGGCATCGCAGAACGCGGTCATCTTCTCGGGGGTATCGAGTTCGCGGTACGGCTCGAATTCGGTAGGTGCCACCGAGCGGGTGACGGCGTTGACGGCGATTTGGTCGAGCAGAATCACGCGGGCACCAATTCCCGTTCGGCCATTTGGATCCCGGTCACGTAATCAAGGTCAAGCAGGATCTCTTGCGCCTCTTCCGCGCCGCCCACCGCGTAGCAATGATCACATTGATAGTTAATGTCGGGGTCGCATTCGCAAGCCCCGTCCGGGACGTTGAGCGCCTCGCAAAGGTGGTCGTAGCGGATCACGCTCATGCCTCAACTCCGGAAACCTCGACAGTAAATAGCCGGTTCATCGAATCCTCAGGTGAAAGCCAACTTCACCGAATCGGGCGAATGGGAGACTCGTGCCGCCGTCTAGGTCCGCACGGATCGCGTCGTTATCGAGGGTAACGGTGACCTTCTGGTATTTCACCGGGACGAGCGTCGGGTCGATGTCGGCGATGATGAGCGGGACTTTGCCGCCGTTCTTTTGGATCGCGAACTTGTGATTCGGCGTCTCGATCTTGGTCCAGCCGCGCTCAACGAATAGCCAGTGAAGGCGATCCTTGCAGGATTTCGCCGCGTTCAGATCCGCTCTGGCAAGGGCGGCGAGGCGCTTGGCCTCGGTTTCGCGGAACTCGGCGTAAGCTTGTCGCTGAGCGATGAAGCGAGCGTAGTTGTCGAGCTTGCGGTCTCGCTCGTCCATGAGGTCGCCGAAGTAGGCTTCGACGGCAGCGAGGATTTCTTCTTCCGTGCCCCCGTCGCCTAATCGGTCGAAGGCATCGGCGATTTGATCGAGCTCGATATCGATCTCGACGAAGGTTCGGGTTGGGGTGGGCATTAGAGCACCACCCGGATTCGATAGGGGGCGACGAACAGATCGTGAAGGTCGCGGAAGATTTCCCGAAGGTTCTCCCAGTGTCGGCAAAAGTTGACAGCTCGCATCTTAGTTCTCCTATGCCCGTGTCAGCGGGCTACGGAGAACATGATACACAGTTTCTGTGTTTTTAAGTGGTGTTTTTTTGGTGTTTTTTGTTAGGCGTTCACATGGCGGGAATTAGGTCTCTTGGTCGAAGCCCGCTCGGTCGATGCCACGTCTGCTCAAGCCCGTCTTCATCGCGGATGACGCCCACTAGGCGAGCAATGGCTCCCCACCCTTCACCGTTGCTTGGCGGTTCAGTCTGAGGATTGATAGGTAGCAGCTTGGGCGTCAAAGTCTTGGTATCGACGGCGAGCATCTTAGCGGTACACGCATGGTCGCCTTTGCGTTGAGCAAGGACGATGACGCCAAAGTTCGGGCGATTGTCTCGCTCCCATATACCAAGGTCGCCTTCTTTGAGCGCAGGGTAACACGAGTCGTTTACAAACCGAGTGACAAACCGGTCGCGTCCCGCGAAGCGTGCGTCTACTTCGATGTCCTCACCTCCTGAAAGCGGATCGCCCCAATTAGTTGAGCAAGGGGTTTCACCAGCATATATCATTCGGGTTTTACCGATAGGCACAACGCTGGCAAACGCTGAGACCCCCGCGCCGTCGATCTCAACGCCTTTCCAGACCGGCGTGTCGTCCTCCGGCTCATAAAACCAGCTGAGCGACACCCCAAGGGCTTCAGCGATGAGCTTCAAAGGTTCCGGCGGTGGGGTTGGACGGTTGTTCTCGTAGTTCGCAATCCGAGAGCGCCACTTGGTGATGTTATCAATCCCGAGCGCTCGTTTTTTGGCCAAAGCCGCCGCCAAATCGGACTGACTCCAGCCCTTTGGGCCTTTCTTTGACCGAGCAATTCCGATCTTTTCGCCAGGGCTGTAAGCCATGCCGTAAGGATTCAACAAAAAAGCACAAAATTCCATACACCGAACCCGTGTTGCCCGTGTATATTAGTGCGGATGAACACAGAAACCGTGTTTAGCGACCGAAAGGCCCAAGGACGTAGACGCCTGTTTTCGCCAATCGTTGAGGCGGAAATTGCCTCGCGGTACTGGGGCTGGGGGCGGACTGATGAGACAGCCGAAGCACTCGCTGCGCTTTTCGCCCCGTTGTCTGCGACCGGTTCCGTGAGCGTAAACGCGATTCGGATAATTGCAAATCGAATCCGAGACACCAAAAAGGCCCCGCCCCCTGACAAGAGCGAGGCCCACGACCCACTTGAGGCGGATCGGACGAACTGTCTGTCTGATGATACCGCCTGCACGACCAAAACGGAGGAAGGAATTTGAGCTTATTTAAGAAAGCCAGCAGGAAGCGCGTCTTCTTGAAAGTAGGGCTGATGGGCGCATCAGGGAGCGGGAAGACTCGTTCGGCGCTCGAATTGGCGAAGGGATTGGCGAAGGGCGGGCCGATCGCGGTCATCGACACGGAGAATGGTTCGGCGTCGCTTTACTCACACGTGACCGAATTCGACGTTGCGGACATTGAGCCGCCATTCTCCCCTGAGAAGTACATTGCGGCGATTCAGCAAGCTGAAGAAGCGGGATACAAGGTCATCATTATTGATTCCTTCTCTCACGCTTGGAAGTATTTGCTTGACCGAAAGGAGCAACTCGACCAGCGCGGCGGGAAGCAAAACCAGTACGCGAACTGGGGGCCGGTGAAGGCCGAAGCCGACGAACTCAAGAACGCCATTCTTCAAAGCCGCATTCACGTTATCGCGTGCATGCGGGCGAAGACGGACTACTCCCAAGAGGGCGGCAAGGTCCAAAAGGTCGGACTCGCGGCTATTCAAGAACCGGATGTCGAATACGAGTTTACGACCGTGTTCCAGCTCGACATGGCGCACAACGCTTCCCAAACCAAGGACCGGACCGGTCTTTTTGGAAACCGGATTTTTCGGATTGACTCGAAGACCGGCGACACGTTTTTGAACTGGCTTGACTCGGCCGAAGTTCAGGAGATTGCCGAGCGACCTTCCCCGGTTCAAGAGGATGCGGCTCAGCCGCGCGGTGACGTCGCAAGTCAACCGCGGCCAAAGGGTGATCCCGAGTTAAAAGCGATTCGGGCGGCATGGGGTTTTGATACTCCCGACTGGACTCGGTTCCTTCGTGGGCGGCCCGTTGAGGTTGGCGCGGAGATCGTCAAGGCGGCTCACGCGGCTGGTATTCGAAGCATCGAATTGGCAAACGAATGGAACCGTGCCGAGCGCAACGCGGCTTTGACAAGCGCACTTAATCAATTCAATCCAAGCCCAATGGAGTGGCAGGAACTGGTCGACCTTTGCAAAGACTCCGACCTGCCGATCACGGCGGCGGCGGCAATTACCCAGGCGCACCAAGGCGGATTGCGTGACTTTGAGACGGTGATCGAATGGGCTGGATCAGGCTTCCCGAATCTTGAAAAGCCCGAACTGGTTGGCGCGACTGAAGACCCGTTTGCCGATAAGACTCAGGAGGCCTTGATTGTTTAACCGCATCGTCCTCATTGGTCGACTCACCCGAGATCCGGAAATCCGCACGACGACCACGGGAAAGAACTACGCCACCTTCTCCATTGCGGTGGAGAAGGGCCGCAAGCCGACCGATCCGAACGAACCGACCGCCGATTTCTTTAACGTCAAAGCTTGGGGGCACAACTCCGAATACGTCTCGAACTACATCACGAAGGGCCGCCTAATCGCCGTCGATGGCCGGATTGAGTCTCGCAAGTACACCGACAAAGAAGGTGTGCAGCGTGAGATTTGGGAAGTCACTGCGGACAACGTGAAGGGCCTGGACCGAGTGAAAGACGATCCCGAAGGAGCTACGAGACAACCGGCGCGGAATGCGGCGCCAACACCCGAGGCGGCGGCATACGACCCCTTCGAGGACGACTAATGGCAAGCCCGACCGATCTTGCCCCGAAGGACATGGCGAGCGACCAGCTTGCCGTCGCCCTTCGGGGGTTTGGTTTGGACGTGAAGCGCGTGGAATCAAAGGATGGATATGCGCTCTACTACGTGGCCGTGCTCGACGAAGCGGCCAACCGATTAGAGGCGAACGTTGAGCGATTTTAACCGTGATAACTCAGTCAAGTGGGAGCGGCGTGTTCATGCTCGCCGCCCGTTCATGAAAGCGACCAAGTGCCACGTCGCGACCATTGAGAGGCTTCGCAAGCAAGGATATGGCTTTGAAGATATCGCCATCCAGTTAAGGCTTGATTTCGATTCAGTGAAGCAGATTTGTGGGGTGAAGGATTGATCTACTCGTTTACTATCCCTCTTCCCCCAAGGGCATTGAGCCAGAATGCCCACTACCATTGGCGACAAAGGCACAAGGCAGCCAACGGCACCGAGCGAGCCACGGGATACCGGGACGTGGTGAAGTTGCTCGCCAAAAATGCCAAGCCTAGCGATTGGTACCCGAGGCGCATTCGAGTTTCGACCGATTGGTACATGGGGCCAAGCGCAGATCCGGACATCTATCGACCACGCGACGAACCTAACGCCATTGGCGCACTTAAGGCAGCTTACGACGGCATCGTGGACGCGGGCTGGATACCAGACGACACTAGGAAGTGGTTAAAAGTGGGAGACGTTGAGCTAAAGGGCACGCAGAAGGAGCACGGGGGCAAGTGCCAAATCGTGGTGACCATTGAGGTGATTGACTGATGGCTTGGGCTAGGATCACCGACACTTTTGACGACGAGGACGATACCGCCCTGATGAGCGACAACGCGATCGCGCTCCACATCTGCGGCATCACTTGCGCCAACCGCCTCAAGACGGACGGGTTCATTTCGGATGCTCGATTACTTAAACTGCGAGGAGGTCGCACCACCGGCCTCAAGGACCTCATAGAAGGCAAAGGCGGCAGCGATCCGTGGTGGGTGAAGGTCGATGGCGGGTATCAGATCCGGTCATTCCTCAAGTACAACCCGTCCAAGCAAACCCGAGAGGCGAAAGCCGAAGAAGCCGCAGCTAGGGTTGCCGCTCATCGCGAATCGAAGCGAACACAGAAGCCAACTAAACAACCGAGTGTAACACCGTTGCAAGCTGATGGTAACGCATCGTGTAACGCGGATGTAACGCTGTTACAGGATGCGAACACGATTGAATGTAACGCGCATGTAACACACCATGTAACGCTACTCCCATCCCATCCCATCCCATCCCATCCCAATAAAGAAATACAAGAGGTAGTAGGTACTAAGAACGGGGAGGCCCCGGAAATTGCTGACCCCGAGCCACCTGCCGCAAGACTTCAACCTGGGCCCAATTTTATTTTTGTGGGAGAACCGGACCCGGAAACCGGAAACCCACCGGACCCCGTGACGAGGCTTATGCCGAAAAGCGCCGGCGCGATTTTCGGGAAATCAAACCCGCTTGCCGCATTCGACCCGACGAAGCTGCCCGTCCCCGAAGGGCATGACCAGGATGAGATCGACAGGAAGCGGGAAGCCTTTCGAAGGCAACGTGAGGTCATCCGATGAGCGGCTACGAGAACCGCCAAAGCCCAAAGCAGGTGGCCTTGGCGAAGCTCTGGGGGAACTTCAATCAGGCTGGTTTGCCGAACAACCTTTGGCGAGCATGGGAGCCAAATCTTGAGGAATATAGCGATCGGGAAGTCGAACAGGCTTGCCAGAAGATCATGAATTCGGACATGCAACGCCCACCTCGATGGGTTGATTTCCGCCGGTTCCTGCCCGGTAGAGCGGCGGACTCGACGCCCGGAAAAGGCTTACGATGGTGGGCAGTCAGCGGCGAATTTGGCGGGAATTGGGCCGACGCTGACGGTGAATCCGTGCGGGCCGCGGCGCTCGACATGATCAAAAATAGGTTCCCCAAGAAGGACATCCACAAGGCGAGGCGAGTCGATTTCTTGATGATGGCAATACGCCGAGGAGCGATCTCGCTAGAGGAATCAAAACTTCAACCGGCAGAACTCAAGTGATTCTGGAACGACCGATACCAAGGAAGGAGGGCGGGATGAAAAGACGAAGGGACTTTACGCCGATCGAGTTGATTCAGCTTTGGGCTGACTACCAGGCGGGTGGGGCGAACGGCATTCAGCTCAGGATCAGGCCGAACGGCAATGGGGGCATGACGGGGCAGTCCTTGAATCTTGCGGCATCGGAGTACATCCAGTCGGTACGCACGTTTCGGAAAGCCAAGCCGTTCCTACTCTGGGTTTATGCTCCGTCGGCCTCACAATGCGACGGGCGTGGCGGCGGTGACATCACGAAGATTGAGAACGCTTATCCCGGCGAGCTTTGGCCAAGGATGCTTGCCGACGCAGGGGTCATGTTTTTGCTTGGCTACCCAAAGCCGCTAGTTGCGGGCACGGTGCTCAATCAGTTCATGAAAGACCTTGTCGCCAAGATGCGGGCGACCCCGTTCGAATTTGGCGGGATCGATATTGAAGACGATGCGCCTATCCCTGATGGGGCGAAGAAGGTTGGCGATACGTGGGTCATGCCCTCGGGGGCTCGATGAATTTCCTGAGATTTTTCGACAGCCCTTGACAAGCGGCCAATTCCGTGATACCCTTTTCTCGTTATACCGATACCGGTGTGACTGAATATCCACAATTTTTGAAGGCCCCACTGAATAATCAGGCGGGGCCTTTTTCGTTATGGGCCCTTTCTCGCCATGGTTCGGGCCGCAGTACCCCCGCACCGCCTGGGCGCCACACCCGGCACGGACGGGGCGATTTGAACTAAAGCCGATGACAATCCCAATCGACTTCACAACGTTTGTCACTACCGTGGCCTCTTCAGCGGTTCTGGGCCTTGCTGTGGCTTGCGGAAAGCTTTGGGTGGACATGCAGGCGGTCAAGAACGACCTCACGGCGGTGAAGCGCCAGAGCGACAACCAAAACACCGAGCTTCGGCACGTCGCGGAAACACTCACCCAAATTCAGACCAATTTGGAATGGATCAAAGAAAAGCTATCGCGAGGTTAAGCCATGAAAAATCAGCCATTTAAGCATTTTGTATTTAACTCGAAGTCCATCATGGCCGTGGTCGGTGGCATTTTGACGATGCTGTCTCTGCGTGGTGTGCTTAGCCCCCAAGAGGCGACGGTGGCCACGGGGATCGTGCTTGCGGTTGTCGGCACCATGAACCCGAACCACAGTGCGGACAGTGAGGACGTCAACCCGCCGGGGAACGTTGGCTAAGATCAAGCTCAACACCCGGAGCCGAATGCGGGCGTGGCGACTCCGGAAGCAACGAGCGCAACGGCGGGAAGCCAAGGAACTGACGCGATGGCGAATAGCAAGCTGACCCCAAAGCAGGCGCTATTCGTTCAGGAATACCTTGTTGACCTAAACGCGACACAGGCGGCGATCAAAGCAGGATACAGCGCGAAAACGGCTCAATCCATATCAACCGAGAACCTTTCAAAACCTTTGATTCAGCAAGCTATCCAAGAAGCTTTTGCGCAACGAGCGGAACGGACCAAGAGAACCGCTGACGACGTCTTGAGAGACATCGAACGACGCGGCAAATTGGCAGA